TTCGTAGTTGTAGTCATAGTCATGTAGTAATTCATCCTTTCAAGATGATAAGTTTGACAATATTGTCAGACACAAAGTGTTTCGTCTGGATTTCACAGACTCATCAGTGACATTGTTTATAGAGTATAACATAGTAATATATATTTGTCAATACTCTTTTTCAATAAAGTGGGAGGCTTCTGTTGCAAGGTGCCTCCCGAACCCCGAAAGATTATGCTGCTAGAGCATAATCTCCATAGTTTGCATTATCGTTTGCATTTACTAATTTGACCAATAACGGAGTCATCCGACAATTCTCCACTCATCCGTCCCTGCCTGTCGATCCTATTTCGCCCCCATCAAAAGAAGACTAGATAAATTATACCAGCAAGTAAAGTTATGTCTGCACATATACTCCAAAGAATATAAGCTTTAAACATCCACTTACTTACCTCGCGTACTAAGGGGTTCTTCATCTTGATCCCCCTTTAATATATTATCCACACTAATCTCCTTTTGGTGGAGGCGGTGGGTACTGCCCCCACGTCCAGTTCAGTTATCAATTCGTATCATCAAATTGTATTATATTTATACCACATGGGGATTAATAAGTCAAGTACCTTATTGGCATACCCTTATCTTTTTTCTTGTTGGAAAAGATAATTGCTGCATTTATACCACTACTTGTGACACATAACCATCCCGGCTGGACTTCTTCAACAATTGTAGTTGTTTCCTCATCAATGTTTGCATAGAACATAGATTTGTAATTAGTTGTTGAGTCTATCCAACCAGCCATAAGTTTTTCACCAAATTTTCCGACAACCACTTCAAGAACTTCAGCAGTTGGACCACATATAACAGGTTTCTGTATCATTGTAAAATTTGTAAAGTTTTCTGGAAGTTTTTGTGGCGTTTCGTTTTGTGCTAATGCTTGATTACCCATTAACAGAAACACTGCCAGTAATGCTACTAGATGTTTCATTTTGTCTGCTCCATTCTGTAACGGTTTCTACCAGAGCATTAAGATAGTCATATTTTTCTTTAATAAATTCTTGGACAGTTCCATCCTCTGTTACCACTAAAATCACTACTTGAGAGATTTCTATGCCTGTTCGTTCTCCGAACATCTCTGCGTATGCAGAGCCTTGAATGTAATAACTTTCATTCCACTCATTCTTGCGCTCTTTGGTTGATGTCTTGAAGTCTATAATCGACGGTACACCATTGTACTCTGCAATACAGTCAACCCTACCCGCTACCTTATATTTATCACTATACAATCCTGCTTCTTGTGCATAGATATTATCTATATTAACAAGAACAGACTTTAATTGACTAAAAAGACAATATGGCAAGAAATTCTTCTTGTGTTCTGCCCATTTCAACGGATAATTAGACTCCATATTATTGAGGTAATCCTCACACATGTGATGGACCTTGGTTCCACGATTAGCAGCAGTTCTTGCTACATGATTAGCAACATCATTACCTACCCTCTTGCGCCACTCCATCAGCCCCTTCTTATTAAGGACTGATAGAACGGTTGTGATTGATGGGTACTTGTTACCCTCTGGTGTCGAGTATAGTCGTACACCGTCTTGGTTTGTTGCCGTTATAGGTTGCAACTCAACTGGTACATGATTAAACATTATACTAACGCACGAATCCTCTCAACTAGTCTGTCTGCTCGATTGGTGACCTGACGATACCAACTGCTATCAACCATCTCATCTGCGGCCTCATTCCAATTACGGGAATCAACACCACGTTTCATACCCTTAAATTTGGATAACCTTGGGCGGCCCATATTGAACATCATGTTAGCAATTACTTGCTGAGCTTCTTCTGGCAAATCGCCAAAATCTTCGTATAGAATGTTGCAGTCTCGCAGGACGTTCTCGCAATCCGATTCGAAGGCTTCATGGACTCTGGGAGTATCAACGGACGCTCCGACTTCCCATCCATATTCGGGGTCAGACTCAAGAACCAGATGGCCGACGCCAAAAGTAGCATACCCCAAATGATCGTTATACACTTCATACTTTACACCCTCGTCAATTTCGAGTTGTTCTCTAAGTTTTTCTAAATTCATTATTCCATTCCTATACCAAGTTTAATTTTATTAATCAAATAACTACGCACAAATCCAGAGCGCACAATATCACCAATCGTAAACTCTGTACAGTTGAATTCTTCCATCTCATTGAGGATACGAAGGAAGTCATGTAGGCCATTACGTTCATTAGTTCTCTGTAAATCGGTTTGATCAAAATCACCACAGAACATGATTTTAGAATCCTGGCCAATTCGAGTGGTAATCGTATCCAGTTCGTGGAAGTTCATGTTCTGACATTCATCTACTATAATGATTGCGTTATCAAATGTCAACCCCCTTAGAAAAGAAGTTGACAGAAAATAGAGTGTGCCCTGTCCCTTGAGGCGGTCATACAGATTGTTGAAGGACTGCTCGTTAGGTTGCTCAAACATAAACTGAACCATGTTCTGATATGGCACCTGATACAGTGCAGCCTTGTCTTCTTCATCCCCCGGCAGAAAACCAATCTCGCGTGTGGGAATAAGAGAACGTACCAGAATCACTTTCTCGTACTTTGTCTTCATGTCCATGACTGATTGCATGGCCAGATACAACGCACAGAACGTCTTGCCTGTGCCAGCAGCACCAAACAAAAATTGGTTCTTGCCCTTGTTATAAGTATCGAACACCACCTTCTGATTATCAGTGATGGGTTTAACTTCAACTAGATTAGTGTGATTGATTTCTTTATTTTTCTTAGCACTTGCCATTACATGTCCTTACTGAAAAGTGAGAGAGGGGGCGTCCCCCCTCTCTGATGCATGGGCGGATTGACTTCCAAGCTTGCATGACGCTGTGCATCAGTGCTGAAGTGTGATCTCTCGCCCGCATCAATTCTATTTATACTAAATTGCATTATGTTTTTTACTATAATGTTTTATTTTTACTTGCAGAGAAACCATCACGAGCAACTGTCTTTGCATGTTTACTAATTGTATCTCTCGTCTTAATTTCTTTATGAGTTTGTGTACTACCACCAAACCTATCTGACATAGGTGAGCCTGGATGCGCTGCAGCAATCCGTTGCATATTCTCTGTAAATCCGCCATCTACCTTTGGACCAGCACTCATGATATGGTCACCAACAACCATAAATCCGCCGGGGATTTGACTAATGTGAGGATTGTCCTCTAGGAACTTCTCGCGTTCATCATTGGAGACTAAATCGTCCCACTGTTCTTCTGTCTCACTATTATAAAATGTGTATGTGGGCATTATACGTCTAACTCCAATTGTCGAGAGTCACCACCAAGTATGGCCACTTTATGATTCAGTTCTTCTATACGGAGAAGCAATTTTGTTTCAGCTGATGTAACATTTCTTATTTTAAATCTATCTTCTCTCATTCGCCTACCCATGTAATCCCAGTAACCCTCTCTCTGCATTGAACCACTCCGGTATTGCTCTGAACTTCCATGTTGCAAAGTCTGATTTCTCTACTATGTAGTAATTCTGATAACTCCTAACTGTGTCATCACCTTTACAATAATCTGGCATACACATGGGCGGGTCAGTGAAATCACCGTGAGTAATATTCTTAGGGTGTTCCCAAAGAGAATGAAGCATCCGCTCTGTTGCATGATGCTTTCCATATCGATAGGTATACTCTTTCATCAGAGCATCCATGTGTTTCCACAACCAGTCATAATTTTCTGAATTGGTTCTTACCCAAATGGTGCTTGGATGGTTTTTGTGAGCCATCTTATATAAGCCCTTGGAATTTGCAATCTCATCACTGTCAAGAACACGGTGAGCAGTAGAGAGCATCTGTGCGCTCTCCAGTATCATCTTCACCACATGCTTGTCGCACATCATCTGCGCGGCAATAACAGGGTCACGGTCTAGGTAAAATATGTTCATACTTTATATAGAGTATAACATAGAGTTATCTCATCTCCCTCTTTAATATTTTGAATTGTATATACATAATTTTTATTACCTCGTTGCACTTTTTCACAATTAGGTGTTTCACTATGATTTATAAAACCACCTAGAGGTGTTCTGTATATTTCATCATC